GAAGCGTATTGGAAGGCGAGATCACTCCAGCAGTGGAGTACTCATTCGAGCAGTACGCTAAAAAGGGCTTTCATAAGGCTTTCCGCGATGAGGAAAAGCAATCGGATGTTTATTGGTTGGCATGGGAAGTCACTCGCAGATCAGGTGAATCTGTAAAGCCTTTCGGGATGGACTTCATCGAGACACTGAAAAGTGTTGAGGTGCTTGACTCCGACCCTTTAGCTTAAAGCGGGATCTCCCATTCACCTACTTAATTGCTCGGTTGAGCATTAGGTTAGGGATTCCGCCACAAGCATTATTAGATTTAGATAAGACAATGCTCGATGCACTTGTGCAAGGGCTAAAGGATGAAGCGAAAGAGGTGAGGGATGCCAGCAACAGTAAAAGGCGCGGTCGCCCTTAGAAAGTCTCTACGCCAGTTTAGTCCTGATCTAGCCAAAGCATTACCTAAAGAGGTTGCAGCAGCCTTAAAACCTATTACAAAGGCTGCTAAAGGGTATCTGCCAGATAACGGACAAGTTCTTAGCGGATGGTTGCCTAGACAAATGTCAGAGGGTCGCTTCCCTACTTATAACGCTCGTATTGTCAAGGCTGGTATTGGTTACAAGACAACACCATCCAAGCCTAACCGCAGAGGATTTAGATCATTAGCTCGCGTGTTTAACAAGACCGCCGCTGGTGCTATCTACGAGACAATGGGACGTAAGACCCCTACAAGTCGCTTTGTGCAAAACCAGCAAAGCAAGTATGGATCATCTATGAAGGGTGATGGTAAGTTACAAGGTCGCGCATTATTCCGCGCATACGATGAGAATAACGGCAAAGCCAGAGAAGCAGTTCTAGCAGCGATCAAGGGCGCAGCAGATAAACTTAACAAGCGCGCAACAGTGAGAGGCTAATCATGGCTAATGTATTTATTGACATCGCCGCCGAGTTCACAGGCAATAAAGCCTTTAAGCAAGCAGACTCAGCAACAGGCAAACTAACCAAGAATGTCAAATCCCTTGCTAAAACTTTTGGTTTAGCATTTGGTACTGCCTCAGTTATTGCATACGGCAAGGCTTCCATCAAGGCAGCAGCAGCCGATGAAAAAGCACAAAAGCAATTAGCCAATGCTCTAAAGAATGTGGGCATGGAGCGCGACGCTATTGGAGCAGAAGGCTACATTCAACGGCTACAAAAAGAGTTCGGCATTCTCGATGATCAATTGCGTCCCGCGTATCAAACTCTAGCAATAGCCACTAAAGATGCTGGCGAAACTCAGAAACTTCTCAATGTTGCATTAGACATAAGTGCTGCCACAGGCAAAGATTTACAGTCCGTCACAGGTGCTTTAAGCAAGGCCTATCTAGGAAACAACACAGCGCTCAGCAAGCTTGGCGTTGGTATTTCTAAAGCAGACCTAAAGACTAAATCATTCAATGAAGTAGTTGATCAGTTAAGTACCACATTTGCAGGTTCAGCCAAGTCAGCAGCAGACAGCTATGAAGGCTCAATGAATAAGCTGACAGTTGCATCAAACAATGCAAAAGAAATTATTGGCACAGGCTTAATTGATGCCCTTAAAATGCTTGGGGATAATGACTCTGTATCTAACCTTGCACAAGACATGGAAGATGTTGCTCTATACATCGCAGATGCAATTCGTGGTGTTGGTGTATTGGTCGAAAAGATCAAATCAATTCCTGGGGCTAATGTCTTATTTGATGCTTTCAAGACTTTCCAAAAGACATCTGCTCTAGGCGTACTCAATACATTAGGTTCTAACGAAAGACAAAAACCCAAGCCATTTAATACCGCCATGACCATTTCAGGTCAAGTCCAAATTAAACAGCAAAAGACTCTTAATAAATTGACCAAAGATCAAGCTGCTACTCAGTCAAAGATACTTAAAGACAAGAAACTGCAACAGGCTATCGACAAAGCTAACATCGCCCTTCTCAAGGGTGAAGAAGTCTTTGACATGGACAAGATACAGATTGCCGCAGCTCTTACCTCTCAGGCTGAGCAGTTAGGCAAGGCAACTTCATCGGCTCAATTGCTTCAGATTGCCAATGACACAGCACGCCTGAATGTCAAGAAATCGATCCTTGACTTAGAAGATGCTATCGCCTCAAAGGATGAAGCGGCTATCCTAAAGGCAACAGAGAAGTTAAACGCAGACCTTAAAATCTTAGGCGCACTATCTGGTCAGAATGTAAAGCTGCAAGACATCAAATCTATCCTTGATAGCCTAAAGCCTAAAGACTTGATCAATCTGGCTAACCTTGATGCTGCTATTGCCAAGATGATGGAATTGCTCAAACTGCAAGGCACGAAGACTCTAGTGCCAACTACAGGGACAACCACAACACAGCCAACGGCTACAGCGGCGGTTCAAGGAGCAACTACAATTGCTGGCACAAATCTAAGCGTTGCAGCATTAGGTGGAGTGGTCACACAAATCCTACCTAACCTAAAAGAATTCACCCCTGATACAGGCATGATTTCAGGCATTAGCCCTAATGGTCGTGAGTTCAATTTTACTGTCAATGTCAACACAGGCATTGGCGATCCTAATGCTATCGCTGAAGCAGTTAATCAAGTCTTACAAGATGCAGTAGATCGTGGAACATTGAGGGCTGGAGCGTACTAATGACATGGCTTCCAGAATGGCGGGTTACAGTAGGTGATGATGTCTATACGACTGTCACCTCTGTTTCCTTTGCATCTGGTCGCTTAGACATTGATCGTCAGGCTACTGCTGGTTACTGCCAAGTAGAGATCATCAACACAGATGGCTCACCATTTACCATCAATGTCACAGAGCCAATCACATTAGAGCTTAAAAACTCATCTGGCACTTATGTCACTGTATTCGGTGGCGAGGTCTCTGACTTTAACATCGGGGTTAGAAGCCCTGAAGAGACTGGCTACATCACAACAGGCAAGATACTGGGCATCGGCTCACTGGCTAAACTGACAAAGGTTGTCTATAACACAGCCCTTGCAGAGGGCTTAGACGGCGCACAGATTGCCGAGATACTTGGCTCAGCCCTTAACCTGACTTGGGCAGAAGTTACTCCAACTGTCACATGGGACACCTATCCAGCAGATGTGACATGGGCTAACGCTGAGTCTTACATTGGCACTATTGACTCAGGCTTTTACACCATGATTAACCTTGCAGCTAGCGCAACGGCTAAGAGCCAAACCCTTGTAGATCAGATTGCTACTAGCGCACTTGGTCAAATCTATGAGGAAAAGGATGGAGATGTCAGCTATGACGATGCAGACCACCGATCTAACTATCTCGCAGCAAATGGATTTACTAACCTTGATGGCTCGTATGCAACCCCTTCATCTATCACAGCCACAACTCAGACTTCTCGTATCCGTAATAGCCTCATCTACCGCTACGGAACATCCTACGCAAGCACCTACAGCACCTCAGATACCGACTCTATAGCCTCTTACGGACTCTTTGAGCGTTCCTTTGACTCCAACATCAAGAACCTTGCAGACATCACCGACATCGCCTCTAGAGAGCTTAATCTACGCAAGAACCCACGCGGGTCGCTGGGTGCGATTACCTTCCGTCTAGACAATCCAGACATGCCTAGTGCGATGCTTGACAACCTTATCAATGTCTTTTTCGGTCAGCCTGTCCTTATCCTGAACCTACCTAGTAACTTGCTCGGTGGTCAGTTCGATGGCTTTGTGGAGAATGTAGCCCTTCGCGCTACTCCTAGCCTTGTAGACATAACCCTCTACATTTCAGCCACAGACTTCTCACTCAGTACGACACAATGGGAAACAGTATTGCCAGCCACTCTGGTCTGGTCTGATGTAAATGCTATACTTCAATGGACAAATGCGACAGGAGCTTTAACCTAATGGCAACTACAACACCTAACTTCGGTTGGACTGTTCCAACTTCTTCTGACCTTGTCAAGAATGGCGCAACAGCCATTGAGACACTAGGCGATTCTATCGATGCTTCACTTGTCGATCTTAAAGGTGGCACGACAGGTCAGGTGCTAAAGAAAGCCACCAACACAGACATGGACTTTGTTTGGTCTGCCGATTCAGCGGGTATGACTAATCCAATGACAACAACAGGTGACACGATTTATTCATCGAGTGGATCAACCCCTGCTCGATTGGGTATCGGATCAACCGGTCAGGTTCTTACAGTGGCTGCTGGAATACCTTCATGGGCAACGCCTTCAGGTTCTAGCCCAAATTATCAACTCTTAAACTCAGGCGGTACAACTTTAACAGGCGATACAACCATTACTATTTCAGGAATTAGCGGTAAAAATAGTCTATTGGTTTATGTCACAGGTGCCTCATCCGCAAATAGTGGCGCAGTTTTTACGTTAAGAATGAACGCAGACAGCGCAAATTATGTGCAACTTGGCGGCGCCGCTTATTCAGACTCTAGCAATTTTTTCACGCCAGATGACGGCGCGACAAATGGAGTTAATTTAGGTCGCATTGGCGGCAATAGTGCCGCAAATACTTGCAAAGCATTTGTAAAAATTGACGGTGCAAATGCAGCGGGACTAAAAGTGTTTAGCAGTAATGGAAATGTCACAGGCACGTCAGATGCAAGAAGTTATGCCATGCAAGGTTATTATTCAGGAACGTCAGCAGTTTCAAGTATTTCCATAGTTTCATCATCTGGAAACTTTGACGCTGGCACTATTTATGTTTATGGAGCATAAAATGACATACACAGAAAAGATTGTCGATCTAGCAACAGGAGAAGAAACCATTCGACCTTATTCGGCAAAAGAAATTGCCGAGGTCGAGAAAGAAATTGCAGCCAATCAAACCGCAGCAATTAAATCTGAAACAAACGCAGCCGACAAAGCTGCACTGCTAGAGCGTTTAGGCATCACTGAAGAAGAAGCGGCTCTGTTACTTGGATGAAGGTAAAACTCTCTAAGGCTGCTGTCCAATTAAGAGAGCAGATCGATGACTCGTTCCCAGATCGTGACCGCACATCGGATGGTTGGATCGGTGATACCCGACACGCTGCTCGCAAGTCTGATCATAATCCAGATGAGCAGGGTTGGGTTCGTGCCATTGATGTCGATCGTGACTTATTCAAGGGATCAAAGCCAGACATTATGTGCGACCTTGTTGATCAGCTTCGGAGAGCCTGCAAAGCCAAGTCAGAAACACGCATTAGTTACATTATTTACGACGGCTACATCTGCTCCCGCATCCTCAACTGGAAGTGGCGTAAATACAAGGGCGCAAACAAGCACACAAAGCACGCTCATTTCAGCTTTAAGAAAGAAGCTGACAATGATGGTGCTTTTTTTCAAGTATCTATGTTAGGCGGAGAATAATGAAGAACATGAAGAACCCTGTTTTCCTTGCTGGTGGAGCGTTCCTTGCTGCTTGGGCTTCTAGCAACTTTGACCTTGACTACCGAGCAATCCTATGGGCTGTGCTGTCAGGGGTGTTCGGATACGCGAGTCCTAAAAAGTGAGTCAGGACAATTTCTTTCAGTTATACATTGCCACCATCGCTTGCATCGGTGGTCTTTCAGGCTTTGTCATTACACACCTCTTGGCAGAAATAAAGAGACTTCATGCGCGTGTCGATGAAATCTATAACATCCTTCTAGAGCGATAATTTAGTCATGGCAAGAAAAGCAACTAAGGCGCTAGAGGATCAAGGTTACTCCAAACTCGATGCTTACTGCATTGGTTTACATGAGTATTACCAATCATTGCGTAAAGCTGGCTTTAACGAGGATCGCGCTCTGTACATGTTATCTGTCGTAGATTCTTATCCCGGGTGGATCTTGCCAGATCCTATCGAGCCAGAGCGGTTCGGTGATTACGAGGATGATGAGGATGACGATTAAGAAGATACTGGTAATTCCAGACATGCAGATTCCCCTGCATGATGCTCATGTCACCGCTAATTTAATTCGTTTTGCTAGATCTTTTAAGGCTGATCAGACTGTCACACTAGGTGACGAAATGGATATGACCGAGCTTGGGCGTTGGAGCGAGGGTCGAGCAGATTGGTTTGCTCAAACCCTTGGAGATAACCGAGATATGACTGTCGATATTCTCTGGGAATTAGGCGTTACGGACATGATCCGTAGCAATCATACGGACAGACTTTATAACCAAATTAGTAGCAAGATCCCAGCATTGGGAGCATTACCTGAATTACGCTTTGAGAAGTTTCTTAAACTTGATGAGTTGGGCATTAAGTTTTGGCGTGACGAGATGCCAATTGCACCTAATTGGATAGCAGTCCATGGAGACCACACACCGATCAAGCCACAAGGGGGCTTATCCGCCTTGGAAGGGGCTCGTAGGCGTGGTAAATCCACCATTTCGGGTCACACGCACAGAGCGGGCAGATCATCGTTCTCAGAGGCTTCTGGAGGGCGTATAGGGCGTGTCCTACATGGTGTAGAAAGCGGGCACATCATGGATGTCTCTCGTGCCAGCTATACCCATGGAGTTATGAATTGGCAGCAAGCATTCTCTATCATTTATGTAAAGGGTAAGAATGTCCAAGTCGATCTCATCTACATTGAGAAAAATGGCACTTTCATAGTCAATGGCAAGGTGTACGGCAGAGTTCGATAATCGTTATCATTTCGTTATCAGAATGTCCTTGATTCGTCTGACAGTTATGTCACACTAATCCTGTACCCAATCAAGGGCATTGGGGCAGATAGGTAAGAAAATGATTAAGTTTAACAAAATTAACGGATGGTCTTACAAGACATCTGATAATGCTTACATTATTAGCAACTGTGGCAACCGCACATGGTTCTCAGCTGAGATTGATGCAGAAGCTACTGCTAAGCATGGTTTCGAGATCGCAATTGAAAACACCAAGATGTATCACACAACTTTGACAGAAGCCCAGAATTGGGTTCGCAGCTACAATTATGTGGCGGTGACAGCATGAGTTTCGAGATGCCAATCATCGTTTTATTACTGGCAGCCAATGCTTTATGGTATTTAGTTGGATGGGCAAAAGGCTTTAACGAAGGCAAGCGCGAGGGTCTAATCGTGGCTAAGTCATTTCAGCGAGTGACAACAGATGCGCGCTAATGAAATCCTACTCACAGCAACCGACACAATCCGCGATCGT